CTTATAAAGGTAAATTAATTGTGATTGTGAATGAACTAACTCAAAGTCAAGCTGAATATACTGCAATGGCATTCCGGGCAGGAAATAGGACTACGATTATTGGCAGCCAAACTGCTGGTGCAGATGGAGATGTATCGGATATTGTCCTACCTGGAGGTTTACGAACTATGATTTCAGGTCTCGGTGTTTACTATCCGGATGGAAAAGCAACTCAGCGTATTGGTATTAAGCCGGATATTGAAGTAAAACCAACAATAAAGGGAATTAAGGAAGGACGTGATGAACTTTTAGAAAAGGCAATTGAACTTATCAAAGAGGAAACAAAATAAAATGATTATTAAGACTTATTTATCATACATTAAAATTCTTATAAAGAATTTTTTTCTAATTATATTCAACTAGACTTGATAAACTACGTGGTACATCAAATACTTCGAGTGCTTAAGTTCAAAAAATCGAATGCACGAAATACTCATGTACAATTTTATGTTCCGATAGCATATCTGTAGAAAAACTAAGCAATTGTGACGAATTAATTTGACAATTATATTCCATTTTACACTTTGCTTCAATGAATTAAATAAATTTAATGTCATATTATTTAAACATAGATCATAAATATAAATACAATTTGAGTAATCGTTGTAATGCTTAACGAAAGATGGAAAAATGGAAATATTTCAGAAGATAAATGAATTAAATAAAATGTTAATTGCTTATAAAGACAATAAAATATTAGGTTTGGCAAGTGGGGAAATGGGTATGTGTATATATTTTCTTTGTTTAAACAGAAATAAAGTATATGAATTAGTAGCTTCTAAATTGCTGGACGATATTTATAAACAAATAAATACACTTTCATTTTATGATATAAAAACAGGATTGATGGGGATAGGATTAGGTATCAATTTTTTAATAGAAAACAACCACATTAAAGGGAATATCAATGTAATATTAAAGGATATAGACACAGAAATTATCAAGTTGTTAAATAAATCCTCTTTCTTGGAAAATTTATCGATATTTGAACAGACACAATTTCTTTATTATTTATATAGAAGACTTCTGTTGCAGAAAAAAGGAAAAGAGTTAGAATATATTTTCCAAGAATATAGTATTGATTTGATAAATAATCTCAATGAGAAACTTAATACAGATTTTTTTGATGATCCTATATATTTTAATGCAAATTATTCTTTACCGCTTTTGCTTTATGTTCTAAGTAAAATAAGTTGTTTGAATTTTTATAATTATAAAATAAATAGAGTATTACAGGATATCTCGTTTCTAATTTTATCAAAAATTCCGGTTTTACATGCAAATCGTCTGTATTTGATTTGGGGAATGGAGATTACGAAAAAGCAAGTGCAAAGCAAGGATTGGGATAATCATATCGTTTTATTACGAAGGGAATTCGACTTTTATGCAATGCTAAACAACGAGTTTAGCAGCCGTAATATTTATTTCAACAATGGTTTACCTTCCGTTTACCTGTTGATTAAGGCTTTGCCTGAATATTTTACACAAGATGAGATAAACAAATATAATCATTTGATTATAAAAAGAATAGAACAATCATCTGAATGGGAGCTACTTTTAAATGATAATGAGTATTTTAAAACAAAGAGCGGGCTCCTTGACGGGTGGAGTGGAACTTCACTATTACTCCATTATGAAAACAGACTTAAATGATATGACATTTCTGATTCTCGTCCGGTTAGATTCCATTCAACGTCTTGAGAATATATTGGTCGTGACCGAAACTTTGCTCATGAGTTTTGAAACGAATATTTATGTACTGGAAGCTGATGCTTACAATAACGGGGTTTTAAAAAAATTGTTGAACCGTAAAATTCACTACTATTTTGTTGAAGACAAAGACACTGTTTTGTATAAAACAAAGTATTACAACCAAATGTCAAAAACTATTGAGACACCTTTTATGGCTATTTGGGATACGGACGTTGCAACAGACAAAACATCAATTTGGGATGCGATAAACCATTTGCGTGCAGGAGCCGATGTAGCTTTTCCTTACAACGGTTTTTTTATGAGACATCGAAAATTATTCGTAATTTGTACTTGAAGAAACGAGATATTGGCATACTTCATCGCCACAGGGATAAATTAAATCTGTTGTATGAGCAGTTTATGGTCGGTGGTGCATTGTTAATTCGCACGGATAAGTTTTTTGAGGTAGGTGGGGATAATGAAAAAATATATGGTTGGGGCAATGAAGATTTTATTCGTTATGTATAGGGCACAAAACGACAGGCACCAACAACCACCCACACGAAAGCACCCACAAAGTCGCATGTACAAACAGTTTAGAAACAGAAATGGAACGGCGTCCATTTAAAACCAAATGTCCAAAATATAATCTGCTATCATTTTTCGCCGGAATTTGTGCAGATATTTGACGGATTATTGCGCCTTACTATAATTCTGGGAGAGAAAACAGGTTGAATTGGGCCTGAAACAGGCGAAATAAAGCAACGGGGGGCATTGTATGCCCCTTTTTTATTACTTCTTGATAATAGGTTTGAAAGCGGGAAAAAGCTCCAAAACAGCCCGAAACAAAGTGGATTTTGCTGGATGCTTTGCCTTGAAATTTGCCCTGAAATTTGCCCGAAGAAGTAATAAGGGGAACACTAAGGGGAACTTTAGGGGAACAAAATGGGCAAAAAAACGCAGTTAAATTTTCTTAATTTTCGGGATTAACTATGTTAAAATCGGGTTTTACCCCCCCCTATAATACCATTTTTAAGAATTTCAGTAAATAAATGATAGTAAAATAGTTAGGTGCTTAATTGCTTTTCTCGAAAACTAAAAAACATGTGTGTGCTACAGTGTTTGTTGCGTTTGGTTTATTCACCATTGTATGTTATGGCTGCTTGCCGCAGGATATTTTCCAATATATAGCGGAGATTTAGCAAGTGGTATTTTTAATCGCCGGCCGCCCGGATTGCAACACCCCGCACACCCCCCGCATGTGAATTTTTTTTGGAATCTTCGAGTATGGAAAGAAGTTGTTTCATTATTTCCTGATTTGTTTCGCCTTGTCGCTGGTTAGCTGCAATGGTTTCGTGTGTCATTTTAATAATATCCTGCACTGCATTAGCCAATATATCGTTTTGTCTTATGAGTGCGTCTATTCGTTCATCGGTTGTCATGGGATTGCTAATTTCCTTGTCTTTTTCTTGTTTTTCTTCTATATTATCAGTATATTTGTCCTGAGAATCAATGTTTTCATCACTTACATCGGAAGCGTGGGTGAGTGTTTTTTGTGTATTTGGTTTTAACATTTGACCATTGCCGGTAAGTAGCCAATTTTTATCTATTAGTTTACATTTTGAAAACACCAAATCATAATCAATTGAATCTCTTTTGACCCAATTTGATAATGTTGAGCGCTGAATACCTAAAAAATTAGCTAATTCAGCATCCGTATTAAATTTATAATACTCTTTTATTCTTCCTAATATCAATATCTTATTGTCCATTTGTTTTAATATCGTGAATTTTTATTGAAAAATATTTGCAAGTTTTCAATATGTGAATTATCTTTGTGCCATAATACAAATGTTTAACGCTGCAAATGTAGCAAAAAAAAATGAACAAATTAAAAGTAATTAAACATCCTGAATTTGGGACAGTCAGAACGGAAGTCATAAGTAATGAAGTTTTATTTTCGGCTAAAGACGTATGCACATGTCTTGGACTTGAGAATAGCAGTCAAGCAATCAGCCGATTAGATGAGGACGAAAAGGGGGTCATTATTAGTGACACCCTTGGTGGAAAACAACAACTGGCAGCCATTAATGAAAGTGGGCTTTACAATCTCATTTTTCAGTCCCGCAAACCCGAAGCCCGCATGTTTCGTAAGTGGGTAACTTCAGAGATATTGCCCGCGCTTCGCAAGTACGGCAAATACGAGTTAAGCAAAATGATGATACCGGATGAATTACCCGATTTTCCTCAAGGACATGTATTTTCTGCTGATTATATAATTATTGCCGGTAGTTCCATTCGCAGGGTAATAATCGACGGGCGACCTTACTATTGTCTTGTGGATATACAATTGGCAGCCGGAATGGAAAACAGGCACAGGAGCCAACTTTCCCGGTCTGTCTATCGTAATTACACATTCAAGATAGTGACAAAAACTAACCGGCGTCCGGCTGCCTATATCAGCGCCGAAGGTGTAGAGATATTGTTTTCCCGCTCAAAAGGCGAAAAGTTTCGTCGATTTTTAGCTGAGTTTTTGGAATACAGGGGCACCAGTCCGTTTTCTGATGTGAATTTAGCGCATCTGCTGGAAATTGTAGTCAGGACAAGCGACAATGACGACCGGTTGTTTCTGTATGCTTTGCACAAGAGGTTATTAAACAGTTAACGCGACAAAAATAGCAAAGAAAAATGGAAAAGGCTATAATTGAAGAAAAATTCATCCGAGAAACAATAGGAGTAACATATATACGCATAAGGCAAGTAGCGCCAGCGCGAAACAGATGTATCCGGCTATTTCGCAAAACAAGAAACAGTTTTGTTTCGGGACATTCACGTCCTTTTGTTTACGAGACCCTTGAAGAACTGTACGCATTTTTTCTAAATAAAAGCTATTTCCCTTGCCTCGATAGTATAGCTCACTGTATGCGGCAACTAACAGTAGAAGGATGGACATGGCAAGGAGAGTCACTCCCGCAACAAAAAAACAGCGTATTGGAAAAAGAGTTTCATTGTTTTGACCGAGGGAAACTAATATACCGAATACAACTGCAATTGTTGATACAAGATAACGAAGCCACCCTGACCTCTTTTCTATTAACGAATTCTGAAGTTCTGCGTACTGAATTTTCATTTTATCAAATTGCTCTTGGGAAATACTTTCGGCTTCTTGTTGCATGTCCGAAGCCGCCTGTTCAATCTTTTTTTCAAAATCTTCAAAAAAATTACTTTCCACCTGAATTTTATTTTTAAATACAATCATACAAATGTTTAACGCGACAAAAATAAGGGAAAAAAAATGGAAAATAAAACAAGGCCGCCGAGGCACGGATATATTAATGAGCTGGCGAAGTTGTGTTCGTGCAGCCGGCATACAGTTCGCCTGGCGCTATTTGAAAATCAAAAGGGAGAAAAGAGTGAGATGGTTCGCAAGATGTACCGGACAAAGTATAGTAATAACTAAAATAAGACACCAATGAAAGCAAAATTAATTTTAATCAACTGGGCGCTCAGTTTTACGGGCTTGAGCGTTGATACGGAACGGTCGCTGCTGTGGGCGGTTCTGTTGATGTTTGGATGGTTTGTCGGGGCTTCGCTTCTTTTGGCGTATGCCGACAGGCGGGGATGGATGAATGATATTTGCAAATGATTAAAAATGGATGAGTTATGAAGACAAATGGCAATAACAGACGTTATCGGAATTATTCTGAAACAACCGGCAAAAGCCGTCCAATATCTGGAAGATATAAAAAGAATTTTGATCATGTAGAATCTTCCTTTCTATGCGAATGGCTATATGACACCATTCAATATGCTGTATCTCATCGCAATCACATTGCGGCTGACTGTAAAATTCGCGTGAGTATTGAAATCCAAGGTGCTCAAACACCCAATTCCACTCGTCGGCAATTCGGTTCAGAACACTCTCGGCGTCTTTCTGATCGCTTCTAATATTGGTTTTAATTTCAATTGTGAATTGTAATATTTTCATATCGTTTTTTGAATTAGAAAATACAAAAGTAAGCATTTTATTAAATAAATGACAACGACAAGTCCATACGAATACTACACAGATAAACTGGGGGTTCAGGCGCGGTTCCTGTTTTATGGCGACCATGCCCACGAACAAAGTCTATGTCTTATCGGAGAACGTGGTTTGCGTAAACGAATTGAATATCAAGCAATATATAAATTACGCGACGGAAAAGGAAATCAATCTCACGCATTGCTTTGGTGGGTTTCCTTGCCTGACAGTTGGAAAAATCTGCTGGTAAAAAGTTTTGGGAACCCGCCGGATCGTATCCGGCAATCGCGATTCGAGAGTTTATATGAGCGAGACATGCGGGCTTATGATGTTTTCAGTAGTTTCCGGTTTCCAGACAATACAACACTAAAAGATGAAAAGGTTGAAGAATATACATTGAATGCTTCGGTTTTGAATACCATTGGTAAAATTTACAAAATGAAGCGTGAGTATCGTGTGGAATTAAGCAAAGAAGATGCGGAGTTCAGAGATATATGGACTATCATCGCCAACGAAGCGATCCGGTTTCGGGACAAACAGCCGCATACGCTTCCGGATAATATAAGCCGGCTACGTCAAAAATACAACCGTTACAAAAAAGAGGGCTATACTTCGCTCATATCAGGACGATTCAAAAACAGCAATGCACGTGTAGTAACGGATGATATGGAATTCTTTCTTAACTGCCTCTTTTCAGGTCACAAACAAAAGCCAACGATGGCGGATATTACATCCATGTACAGCACTTTTCTTAAAGGACAAATCGAAGTTTTTAATAATGCAACCGGCGAACTGTATGAGCCTTCCGGTTTTTGTAAATTAAGTCCTTCAACTATTTATAATTATTTATCCAAATGGGATAATCAGATAGCAACGCATACCATTCGCGGCGGCAACCGGCAACTGTTAATTGCGAAGTTCCGTCCTTACCATTCATTGGAGCAGGCAAAATATGCAGGCTCGATAGTTTCCATTGACGATCGTCAACCGCCATTTATTTATGATGACAAAAAAAACCGCGTGTGGTTTTACAATGGTATTGATTTGGGCAGCGAATGTTTCACCTGTTGGGTTTATGGCAAATCGAAAGAAGGTATTATTATGGACTTTTACCGTCAAATGGTACGCAATTATGCGCAGTGGGGATTGAATCTGCCGGCGGAACTGGAAGGGGAATTAAATCTGAATGCGAGTTTTAAAGATACTTTCCTGAAGGAAGGCGTGATGTTCCAATACGTACATATTGAGGCAAATAATGCACGCTCCAAGCGGATTGAGGGATATAACCGCCAGTTACGCTATAATTATGAACGTGAAGAAGATGGATGGATTGCCCGACCGGGAGCCTTGAACGAATCCTACCAGGAAGGGCAGGGAGCAAAGGTTATCCGGTCTTATGAAGAAATTGTTGAGCTTGGATTACGCGCTATAGAACGATGGAACAACACCGAACACAGCCATATCAAAGGTAAAACTCGTTGGGAAGTATTTTTGGAAACACAAAATCAGGATTTACAACCGACAAATTACAGGGCTATTATTCCCCTGTTGGGTTACCGGACTGAAACAAGTTGTCACACGGGAATTATTAAACTGCAACGGCAGGAATTCTTATTAGGACATAACGGCGTAATTGCCGTCGGCAGCAAGTTAATTGACTTGATGGTGCAAGTAGAAGGGCACGATGTGGATGTGTACTGGTTAGATGGCAACAATGGAGAAATATTGAAATCCTACGTTTATCTTGGCAATCGATGTATTTGTGAAGCTGTGCGCAAACCGGCATACAGCCGTGCACGAATAGAGCGTACACCGGAAGATGAAGCCAACCGTGAATTGATGAGCAAATACGTTGCTACGATTGACGGCTTTGGTCACCGGCAACGGCAAACGATCGAAAAAGTAACGGTGATTGACCGCAGGGAAAAGACGCTAAATAATAAATTTATGATTAATCAGTTACGAGCAACGAGTAACAAGATACAAGAAAAGGAAGCAGGTGAATTGCCCGATATTATCGAAGATGAATATGAATTGGATTTAATTGGCATTGAAAGACCGGTTAAACCCGAATTAATTGACATATATTAATTTTATAGCCATGATACAGATAACAAATGAATTCAGAGACAAGGTTGCTTCGGCGCTGTTGGAGCAACGGGGCAATTACGATGGAAGCGATACGGCTTTTGCACGCAAGTATGGAATCAACGGGGCGGTTTACAGCCGTCTGAAATCGGGTGAACGTGAAGGGCTGTTACAGCCGGCCAAATGGGTGAGTTTGGGACGTGAATTGAGTGTGTCGCTCAACGACCGTAAATGGAAAGCAGTGGAAACGGAAGTTTTCCGGCTGATTAAGGAGGAAATTTTGTTTTGCAAAGCATACAGTAAAAGTATGATTTTCGTGGATAACTGCGGTATCGGGAAAACATTTACTGCCAAATATCTTGCCAAAACGGAAAAGAATGTATTTTACATTGACTGTACGCAAAGTCCCAAGCGACATGCTTTTATCCGTTCGCTTGCCCAAGTGGTCGGCGTGGACTTGCGCGGGACTTTAGAAGAGATCAAGGAAGAAACCAAGTATTTTTTAAATATCCTTCCCGCTCCGGTGGTTATCGTGGATGAAGCGGGCGCTTTGGATAAAAATGCTTTGGGGTTGCTTCAGGAATATTGGAATGCTACCGAAGGACAATGTGGCTGGTATATGATGGGCGCTAACGCTTTACGTAATAAATTAACCACCGGCGTTTCAAAAGACAGGGACTATTACGCTGAACTGTTTTCGCGATTTTCGGAAAAGTTTTCTTCGATTGTTCCGAAAGAACGGAACGAGAGAACCGATTTTTACAAGCGGTTGATCGCGGATGTTATTTCGGCGAATATGGAGGACAAAAGCAAACTGAGCGAACTGGTAAGGCGGTGTCTGGTTGCCGAAAATGGAATGGTAACGGGGTTACGCCGGGCAGAGGCATTGCTGATACTTTACAATAATCAGTGAACAGGAATGAAACGTAGCCTTACATCACGCAATTTGTTGAATAAAAAGGAGGGCAGGAAGCTTCAAATTTCCGATCCTGAATTGAGCCGGATTATTGGGAATGCTTCTGTGAACGGGATTTGGCTGATATATGGCAAGGAAAAGAACGGCAAGACAGGGTTTGCCTTAAAATTAGCCAAAGCGTTGGCAAAGCGAGAAAAGGTATCGTACCTGTCGGCGGAGGAAGGTTTTGGAGACAGTTTTTTGGAAGCCTGCCGGCGGACAGGGATTACTTCTGCCGACAAGATACTTTGGGATGAATATTTAAGTATTGATGCCATTGTAGAAAAATTCAGCAAGCCCAAAACTGCTAATGTTATTTTCATTGACAATTTGACTGTCTATCTGGAAGAATTGAAGCCGACAGAAATAAAAACACGCCTGATGGATGTTTTACATGGTAAATTATTGGTATTGATTGCGCATGAGGAGCGAAAAAAACCTTATCCGGCGATAGCGCGGATGGCGGAAAAATGGGCTTCGGTAGTGATTCAGATTAAAGGATTAAAGGCTTTGGTCGTCAGCCGGTTCAGTTCCGGAGGGGAGATTGTGATTGATGAGACGAAAAGTGAATTGTATTGGGGGAGGATAAATAATTGAATTATAAATTAGGAATTACGATGATTACGCAAAAGCAAAAACGCAGGCAATATAAGTTGCATTACAACTTGCGCTGCAAAGGAAATACCGTTATTGCCCGTGAACGGATGGTTTTTAAGCGGGCAAAACAATTGACCGATGTGGAAACCAAGTGGCTGAAAGAACTTTTGGCTTTTGGTTATGGAATTATGGATGGAATATTTACCCTCCCCCCCGTTGCGGGAAATTAAAAATTATATTATGGACGAAATGATTGAAATTACAGCAGAAAAAGTATTGAGCCGTCTTTCCGGGTATTCATTCATGGATCAGGCGTATATGCTTCAGGAAATAGCAGAGAAGTTGAAGGATATGGCATCGGAGTGCTTACAGTTAGAGTATGGTTTAACAGAATAAAGAAAATAATCATGCAAACGCTGATAGAAAAGCAACAAAAGAGGCTATTAAGGAGGTTTCATACGCTTTGCTCCCGCTTGGGTATGGATGATGAAACCAAACGGGTTATGCTTTATGCTTACGGTGTGGATAGCAGCCGTGATTTGTCGTCAAGGGATTTAACGGATTTGTGTACGAAACTGGAGCAAACGCTCAATCCGCAATTAATTGATTTGGATGTTTGGCGCAAGCGTTTGATAGCTTCCATTGGCGGCTGGCTCAGCGCAATGAGCAGACCGGAGAATATCAAAATCATCAAAGCGATTGCCTGCCGAGCGGCACAGGCAGATACATTCAACAATATTCCTTTGGAGCGATTGCGGAGTTTGTATTCTGCTTTTAACAAAAAGAAAAAAGATTTGGCGATGGTCGAAAAGTTAACCGTAGATGAAGTGGACTTATTAACAATGTGTAATTGAATTGATATGTCATACAACAATAAAGGATATAAAATCAGGGCGCGCTATATACAGCAAATCACCCAAAAATATTATGAGCCAGAAAATCAGGCGAAGTGTTACAAGCAAGTCTGGAGGCAACACATATATCCTTTAATGGGTATCAATTACCGGAGTTATCTGCGCTATTTGAACGAAAGTGAGGATTTCAAAAACCGGAACGATGATGACTTTCAATTTGAAATAAAGAATGAAGTATAAGCTGTTATATAACAATTTAATAATAAAACTATGGACACAGAATCAATTTTAACAAATCTATCTTCCGAACAATTGGAAGAATTATTGAAGCAGAAAAAAGAAAAGGAACGCCGGACGGCATTGATACGGAAAGAAGCTTACGAAGGTATTCGAGCGGAACTGCTGCAGAGGATAGAGCAAAAGGTGCGTGCGGTTTCCGGCGATGTAAAGGGTTTGTTTGACTTCATAGTGAATGAAACGGGCGCTTTTTACGAAGTGATGAAAGAATACGGACAGTTGCGAAAAATCGACCAGATGAGTTTTCTTATTCCTTCGGAATCGTTTCGGATTGAAGTGAAAACAAACAAAGTCAAAAAATTTGACGAGCGGGCAGACATTGCAGCATCGCGGCTTATCGAGTTTCTGCAGGACTGGATTAAACAATCCAACAAAGGGTCGGACGATCCGATGTATCAATTAGCCATGATGCTTTTGGAGCGGAACAAATACGGTGATTTGGATTACAAGTCCATATCGAAACTGTATGAGTTGGAACAGAAATTCGGAAGCGAGGAATACAGCGAAATCATGCAGTTATTCAGGGAATCGAATATTGTGGAAGGAACGGAGACAAACTTCTATTTTTGGGAAAAAACGCCTTTGGGTGTTTGGCGAAAAATCGAACCGTCTTTCAATCGTTTGTAATATGGAAGAAAAAATAAAACAATTAATTGATTCTGCACACGAAATAATAGCTGCGGACGATGATGATACAAGTATATTGCTTTGTACAGCATACAAAAAGGTATCAACAGATATCTATGGTAAAGTGTCACAAATTGCTGAAATGTTGCATTTTTTAGCGGAAAGAAATACAGCATTTGCGAAAATAATAGTTATGGTTGCTAACTCTTTGCAGGAAGATGGCGTAATTTAATTAGATATGATTATAGCAGTAGATTTTGACGGCACGTTGCATACAGGTAAAGAATGGCCAGAGATAGGCGCTCCAGTTCCGTATGCCATTGAAGCGATGCAACGCCTAAAGGAAGAAGGACATCGCCTGATTATCTGGACATGCAGGGGAGGAGAATATCAAATTGATATGATTGATTGGCTCTTGGAACACGGAATTCCTTTTGATGCGATAAATGAACACGATTCGGATGCACTTAAAAGTTTTCCTTATGAATCACGAAAGGTTTATGCTGATGTTTATATTGACAATCAAAATTTGGGCGGGATTCCGTCTTGGATAGAGATATACGATATTGTCAGTGGAAAGGTAAAGCCATATTGGATATACAAGTTTCAATAATAATGCAGTTATGGATACAATCTTTACAGAAGTATTAAGCCGGTTAACCCAAATACCGGAACTCCGGTTTGTCGGCGAAGACTGGGGACAGTTGAATTTTGAACAGCCGCCGGTGAATTTCCCGTGTGCTTTGATTGATTTGTTTGAAGTGGATTACAGCGATGGCGGACGTAATTTGCAGAAAGCGGACGCCAAGTTGGTTATCTCTATTGCAGACATCCGTTACGAGGGGATAACCGCATTTAATCCGGCAAAGGTGAACGAACGGGCTTTTGCAATTTTCTGGATTATGGAAAAAGTAAACAGTCTGATTCATGGCTATGGTAATGAATATCACTCGAAATTTTCCCGGAAGCAAATAAAGAAAATGGATAGAGAAGATTCCGTCCGTGAATTTCGGATGATTTACGAATTCAGGTTTGAGGATGAAACGGTAATTCCGGAACTTATCCGGCATCCAGTTCCGCCTAATATCAGTATAAAAAAGTAGCTAGTTTTTGTTTCATGGTGAGATTTAATCAAAGCCTTGCTAAAATAAAAAGCCCCGAAATTTCGGGGCTTTTTTAATGAAGTTTTTAACCGGATTTAAAGATTTTATCCATTTCGCGGCCAATGTTTTTCAGTGCCTTTTTTTCAATATCGGGCGCATATCCAAGAAATTTTCGTTGTGGCATGTTTATTTTGCGACTGTGAGGTTTAAGCTGATAGCGTTTTCCTGTTTTGGAGTTGGTGCGTTGATGGGCGCGAACGTGCTGGGTAATCCTTCCGCCTTCGTTATGAACTTGGGCGTATGGAACTTTCGTTAAATCGACACCTACCTTGACATGTGATTCCAGCGCTTTGGCTTTTACGTTTTCTTCCAGATATCCGGTAGCGGAAAGAATCCGTTTGCCCTGTGTTCGGGAGGTTTCCTTTTTGCGTTTTTTCCACTTAGAACTGGCGGATCCATTCACCACAAAGCCCTGAGCCGAAAAGTTGGCGTGCGTCATATCTTCGGCTGCTACAGCAAAATATTTTAGAACGTTCTTTTTCAGCACTTCCATCCGGGACGCTTTTCGTTTTAAATCGGCTTTAAGTTTTAATAAATCCATGATTAAGTTGAGAATTGAGAGTTGAGAATTGAGAATTGAGAATTGAGAGTTGAGAATTGAGAGTTGAGAATGATATATTTGTTTATTTGAATAATTATTGTAATTTTGTGGCGACGAAAACGATAAAGTTGGATATACGGTAAAGGACTGATCCTCTGAAGAGACACAGAACTTTATCGTTTTCGTTTTAAAAGGCCTAAACGAAAATCTTCATATTGGCTTTTATCATCTATTTTGTACATGCTGTCCACCTTTCCATCATTATTTACCATTAAAACAACAGGGCAGTCTTCGTAATATTTGATATAGACGTTGAAAAATTCTTCCTGGCGGCGGACACCACCTTTAAATATTCCCCATACTTCATTCGAATTCAGCATGATATTTTCCACTTCGTCGAAATAACTATATCGGTTGCGGTCTGCAATTTTCAGCATTAAGTCGCGGTCGAAACGGGCAGAAATATTGGTTTGCCGGTCAATAATGGTAAAACCTTCACCCACTATACCTTTGTTATATTTGCTTTCCAACTGTTCCCAATAGTTGAAATAATCGTCCACACTCAAAACAGAGCCGGTATATTTTGACAAATTATCGGGATTTTCATAAATCTTATTAACCGGTTTCATGCCGTAATTTTTGACTGCAGACAGTTGCATCTCTTTGGCGTCCTTATTGGCTTTGAAATAGGGATGTCCGTCGCGGTCGAAGATTTCGGAAGTACCGACATTGTGCCGGAAAGGTTTTGCCACACACCTGCCAGCTAATTTTTGGGCTTCTTCGGAATCGGTTTCGGTGTTTTGACCGTTTTCACGATTTCTTTGGTGTTCGTATTGCCGTTCTGTAAGCTTACGGGTAGAACAGCGGCAACGCCATCCGTTGGGTGGATAATACATTTTCCAAAACGGATCATCTATGGGTAAGATTATTCCGTCCAACGCCAGATGTTCCTCACGTACATGTCCATCGCGCTTTGTAACATATTCCAAATAAGGATGCGTGCCGGCAGTTTCTTCACTATCGATCCATCGACTGCCTTGAGTTCCGGCAGCCATCACATTTTGGCGTTCCACATCCAAATAGTTCTTGTTGTAAAGTGTATTAATATTCCTGGCGCGTTTTCGGAAGACGTCCGGTAAGAGCAGGTTGCCGTTTTCATCATAGATAGCAGCACGAAGTTCCTGCATTTCGACGTAGGATTTGGCACCGGAAAAAGCGAAGATATTATTTTGCACCCTGTTCAGCATATTATTGTCTTTGATTGTCCAATCAGGAGAAAAGAATACTTTTTCGTAACCGGTTTCAAAACCTTTCAGAAGTTCTTTGGCGTTGTGCCCGTATATTTCCATGATTACCTGATTGATGTCCATTTCATCTTTGTAGATACGTTCGAGGTATGGTTCAATCAAAGCTTCAATGGCGTCCGGTGCATCATCGCCGGCAGACAGTGGACAATCAGCCAGTGCATAGAGTTTGACTATTGCCCCGCTAACAGAGGCGGGGCTCAGTCGAAAAAACCGGAAGTGTCGATACTTAGTTGTGCATCAGTATTGATGTTGAGGTTAGAGCGTGCCCCTGCGATGTCGATGCCAAATTTTTCCTTTATCCATTCGGGGTTTACGTCCATATATGGCATACTGTCAACGGTCATTTTCCAAAGTTTTTCCAAATCCTCTTCGGGTTGGAAGGCGAAAGTTAATCCGTCTGGAATAATTCCGATATGCATCAGTGCCGGAATAACCGTTGTGTTCCAGTGTGTTTCCAGCATCCGTTTGTCGGACTGTATGATTTTGTCAAAAAGTTCCTGACTGCTTTTTTCCTTCGATTCGTTCCCGTGTTTGGTATCCTGTCCCATCACCGCTCCATTAATCAATAAAGACATTTCGTTTTTGCAAAGCGTAATCAAGTTATCATATACCTCTCCTTTTGTATCGGCGCCTTTAGCAAATTCAAACTGCTCAGTAGTGTCAATAATAAAATAGGCGGCAGCACCCATGTCTCGAAGCATGGCTTCGGCGCGGTCTAACATTTCAGGATTCGTGGTGTCGGTCTTGATATAGCGAGGCGGTATGGCATATATCTCGCAGAGTTCCGACCAGCAAGCTTGGGCAAAGCGCTTGAATAAAACATGAGGGATGGCTTTATTGAGTAAACCATATTGATTTTTCTCCCAAAACTCCAGAATCCATGTTCCAAACTCCCGAGCCTCGCGGTATTTGATTCCGGTTGTATCATCTTCTTTGCGCAAAAACAGTCCCTGTTCAGGTACAATATTGTTCCGGTGAATCAATGTGACCACTATTCCTTCCGTTTCGTTAGTGGTTAATTCCACCAACGAATGTTCCCAAAAACGGGCAGCCAGAATATGCCGGTTCAGTTCCGTTACCCAGCGTTTTGAATTAAGCAGATGAGTGATTTCATCGTCAGGTTTTCCGTCCTTTTGGAGCACAAATGGCGTGGACAGTGTAAACTGGTAACGCAGTTCTATTAATGCCGTCAGGTGAGCATCCAACAGAATATCACTGTACAAGTTATAAAGTCTTGCCCTGCGTGGATTATCAACACTATCTGCTGCCTGCAAGGCTTTTTTCCACGTACCGATGTCTGCGCGTGTCCGCGAAATAGCTTTTGGGACAATTTGGGTGATGTAACCTTCGCGGCGTTGGGGCAGTTTTTTGCCGCCGCCGTTTACCGACCTATTTTTGTATTTGTTTGGATGTTTAAAATGAGTGGGAGCAATCCCCACCCGTGCGTTTTGTGTTGTCATCATTAATCGTCAAAAGAATGTTGAAATTTGGTATGGCTGCCCATACGCAGGGGTATTTTCGCATGCCCGTCTTCCATCTTTAACGGTAAGTCAGGCGAAATACTTTTGCCGGAAGTAGTAACACCGGCGACTCTCCGAAGCCAGTCAATGGCATTATCATAATATATCTTTGCCTTGTCGAACAAGATATTGGCGTTAGATATGCGGATGATATACCAGACGGCAATGCTTTTGCAATGTTCCAAGACGAGCGGATCACGCTCGTCACCGGCAGCATTGAAAATTTTCACGCAATCGTAGCGACTGTTCAAATAGCTGATCATTTCACCGACCGCCATTTGAATAGCGGAACGGATTGCCACTTCGTCTGCGGCAATCTGTCCCAGCGTGTATTCGTGAATAGCGGAACCCAATTCGGAAATTTCGAGAAACATTTTAGTTACGAGTTACAAGTTACCGTATTCCGCTTTGGCGTCGAAACAGGGGCAGGCTTTGTTTGCAAATTCACAGTGACCGTGAACGGTTGCCTGCGGGTATTTTTGTTTCAATTCCTTAATTAAAGACAATAAGGATGTTTTTTGCGCTTCGGTGCGTGTGTCTTTTGGCGTTTTACCGTCTTTGGCTAATCCACCAACGTAACAGATACCTATCGAATTGGCATTCTGTCCCTCGCAGTGAGCGCCGATTTCTTCTATTTCCCGCCCTTTTCCTATTTCACCGTTTAAGCCGATTAAAAAATGATAACCGATTTTTTGGAATCCACGTTGGCGATGCCAGGTATCTACCTCTTTTACCGTTACCGGACGACCTTCCGGCGTTGCAGTGCAATGAATGATGATTTTTGTAATTGTTCTCATATTATTTGTTTTTTATGTAGGGAGGAAGGGAGAACCCCTGCCCCTACGGTTAATATTTTCTGGATTCTCTTTTACAATAGTTCGTTATAAAATATAAGTAAATTACACGGCAATTAAGCCGTAGTTGTATAGTTCTTTGATTTTCTTTTTATTTATTGCA